CACCGTTCATATTACGATCACACATAGGACATGCTGCTTGGCATCGTTGTGTTACTTCTAAATGCACAACTTTTACATCTTCATATCTATACATTATTCGTCCCAATACATTTTATTATTTTTTTGATAGAAATATTCTTTTTCTATTGTAATCATATCATCATATGTTAATCTATGATGAAATGTACCATACCCAATACTTATGCTAAAACGCACATAAGGATCTATTTTACGTTCAGGTCTCGGTCCGTGTTTTTTATACTCCACAACTGCATAACCACCTTCGAATTGAAATTCAACACCATGTTTCCAGTTATCGATTATTTTTTCAAATTCATCAATTGTAAATCTGTAACCATTAACAAGATCGTCTGTAACTTTTACACTAACATCTACTCTGTTTTGATCTTTAAACAAGTATATTTTAATAGGTTTTGTATATTTCATTCCATAACTAACTTTACTTTTTTACCAGGTCCAGTTTGACTAGGCAAATCTCCATACTCATCGATATACCATTGTATTACTGCTTTGTACCATTGCTGACTATTGTGATGTGCTTGTTTGTTAAACTGCCAAATATTGTTATTAGTTGCTTGCATAGTACTCAATGCTCTAGCACTTTCTTTTTGCAATTGTCTTAAACTTAAAATATCTAAATCTATCATGGACGTCCTATTACCATAAATCTTTTGTAACCATATAATTCTTGTTCGCCTGCATATTCAAGACGCTCCATTGGAAATTTTTTGCACATATGATCAATACTGTGTACACAATTTACATGTTCTTCTACATCAAATAAGTTATTGCTTTGTATTATAAACAACGGATCACTTTCCATTGGTCTATGTATAAACTTTTGATACCAAATACTAGGCATATGCTCTGCACTTGTGTTTAAAATTAAATCAGGCTGTGTTTTTTCAAAAATTTCTTTGTCGTTTGTATAATTTTTTACATTATAAGTACATCCAGTTCTGCTTACCCAGCCCATGTTTTTTTCATCATCACTACTACTTGCCATTGGCAACTTCATTTCTACAGATTTTACCTTGTAATCTTGTATACGTGAAAAATTAAAAATCTTGTCACTGATGTAACATGCTTCAGAATCAACATCAAAGACTCTTATTTTATTGTATTTTATAACTTGTTCAAGGAACAGTCTAACTTGTCCGTACCAACCTCCTAATACATAAACAGTATCAAATTCTTTTTGTATTTTAGACAATTCTTCCATTGCCCAAATTTTACTGTTTACTTGTCCTCTACTAAATGCATCTTGCAAAAAAATAGGGTTGTAATTATTTCTGTAATACTTGTCAAAAATATCAAATATTTCATTAGTAGTTTGTTTTCTTAAAAAATGTAAAAATTCTGCAATATTAAAATCCAATGATAATTGTATCATATCGTCTTTAGAATACATCATACTCAAAAAGAAATCTACAAGCATTTTTGATTCTTTATCATTTACAAAATCAAAATACTCTTGAAGTCCATGTAACCAGCTAATATTATCAACTGCAATTTCGTTATTTACATTCATCGTTGAACCTTTCTTCTAGCCAATCAAAGTCGTTTATTTTGGATAATGCTTCTTTATTAGTTTTATTTCTTGCGCCATATGCAGCACCAGATTTGGCACCTATGAGTGCATATTCTTTGTACTCGCCTGAGCTTTTAGTACACCAAGCAACTAATCTAGTTTGTGTTTCATTGTTTTTCTGTCTATCAATTACTCTACTACTTAATTTAACACACTCTCTAAATGCACTTTTCCAAGTGTTAAAAGGATCAGTATCAAAACAAGTATAGTTACTAACCTGCATCATTGGTACAAATTTGTTACTAATACTTGTAGTCATATCAGGCTTACTTGTATCCATGTTAATAGTTTCTTCTCTTGGAAATAATTTTATACCGCCGTATCCATATTCTAATCCATTTACAGGATTTATACTACGCCATACATGCACAGCACGTTTATTCCACCATTCGGGTATATAGTCAAAATTAAAATTATCTACTATTTGTGCATCACCGTCTACGATCCATATACGTTCTGTATCGCATAACTTTGCAGCTTCAATGTGTGCTTGGTGTATGCCTTTTACTCCATGTATACGTTTTGCTCTTGGGAATCTATCTAGCAGACGTTGATAATTTTCATCTGCATTTGGTTCTTTGTAACTTATAAAAACTATATCGCTTGTTTCAGCTATTGGTGTACTAGCAGAAATATCTGTAAATTTTTTGTTGATATAAAAACGTGCAGCTAATTCACCTGGTCCATGATGACTATCTTTAGGCATCAAGCATATACCATCATAATTTTTTCCATTAAGGAAAACATGAGTATATTTTAAATCATCAGGTTTAGACTTGTACATAAAATCCCAATCTTCATTTATTTCAAGTTCAGGATATACAACCCACAGCATTTTAGTATTAGATTGAGTTTTGGCTGTAATTACAGAATCTACTGCTTTTGCAGTTATAAATCTGTTTTTAAGTTTAGTAAATTGTGGATGAGAGTTTGATCCGATAAAATAGATATCATACATAATAATAACTTAGCATAGTAAAATTGTTTTGTCAACTATTTACTGATAAATAAAAAGTAGGAGAAGAAACATGAGCATATTACCTGGGGATACAATTAGATTAAATATTACGGGCAGTGATAGCACAATTTTGGTAGATAGCTGGAATAGTGCTTTAAAAGGGCCGGTGGTAGGTAGTGACAATACCACACTAGTTGATACTGTGAATAATGTTTTACTTGGAAAGCACGAAGGTGAATTAGCTGGTAATGTAACAGCAACCAACGGAAGTGTAGTTCTCAACAGCGGAACTAATGGTACTGATGCTGTGTTTATCGGCGATGTGACCGGAGATGTTGTAGGAGACTTGTTTGGTGACGTTACTGGAAATGTACAAGGCGATATATTAGACGAACAAGAAAATGTAATGTTAGATGCTACAAATAGAACTCTTACAGTTGATAGAATTAATACTCAAACTATTAATTTAGGTAATTTAGAAGTTTCAAGTCTGAGTGTATCCGACATTACAGCAGGAACATTTAACGGTCCATTATTAGGAGATGTATCTGGTCAACACTTTGGTAATGTTTACGGTGACGTAGAAGGTAGTTTAGTGGGAGACACAATCGGTGATCATACTGGTGATGTAATTGGTAGAGGTGCTCAAACTGTTGTAGACACAAGTCAAGATATTGCGGAATTTTACGGAAATTTAAATGGCGATGTTGTAGGTAATGTAAATGGTAATGTTGTAGGAGATGTTGTAGGTAACATCACTGGGGATATAACAGGTAACGTTACAGGCAATATACAAGGCGATTTATTGAATGCAGCAGGCACACATATCGGTTTGAGTGTTACAGCAGAAGGCAATGTTTCTCTTGCAACAAATAACAACGGATCTTTGTCTTTTGGGGCAGTGGATGATACACTTACAATTAACGCAAATTATAGAGAATACAATGATTTTGTTGTTATTCCACACCCAAGTGGACCATTTGCTCAAAGACGTATGCATTACAATAGAGTAAACGCAGACGGTAAAGCAAAAGTTATACCAGGAGATTTACTAGACCTAAGAGCTATATTAGCTTATAACGGAACAGAATATAAAACTGCCGGACATTGGGGATATGCAGTTGATCCAAATTGGACTGTTCCTGATAACGCAAATAGCATCAAAACAATTTTTGGCGTAAGTGTAGCAGATGGCACTAATCAGCCAGATGTTCTCGGTCCTAAAAAATTGAGTGTAGACGGACAAGGTACAGTCGGCGGTTATGCATTTAAAGCGCATCCTATAAACAGCACAGAACGTAATGCACTTTCGGCAACAGCAGGCATGATTATCTTTAATAGCAGCACAAATAAATTCCAAGGATATAACGGCAATTCTTGGGTTGACTTAGGATAATTTTTATACTATAATGCAAGTATGTGGAAAATTGAAACCTATGATGGTTCACAAAATTTAACAAACTTTTTTATTGAAGCAGAAAAAAAGCGTTACTACAACAATAGTAACGCCGATATGCTTTTATCATCTCTTGAAAAAGAAAAAGATTCAACTTTATTCTTATTATACAACTATGAAAATATTGTAGGCTGTGTTGTAAGCCATAAGTTAACAGGCTTAGAAATATTAGGACGAAACGCTTATCGCATAGGTGCTAGAATTTGTATGCTAGGACATCTAGTACAAGGTGTACGCAATCATAACACTTTAAGAAACTTAAGAGGTGCGCCGCGGCCACATGATCACCCAAGTGCGCAATTTTTAATTCCTGCATGTATTGAGCATTGCGGCAGAGATAATCCTTTGTACATAAGCACTCACCCTAGCCCAATTGCAAAACAACGAGCTGTACACACACGTTGGGCTCCAGAATGGCGTAAGCAAGGATTTTTAGAAGAACCGATTGAACTAGAATATAGAGGAACTATACAAAGTTTTTGGAAGTTTAAGGTAGATAATTACTACAAAGAAATGGAAGACGAACGTTGGCCAGAAGCTGAAGAAATTTTGCCTTTGTTTTAACTAGCAGTATCTTTACAAGTTTCAAAAAAGTCAGCCATTTCAGGAAATGCTTCTTTAAAATTTGTATTTCTTCTTTTATCTTGCTCATTGAAAAAACGCCAAAAGTCAATACGACCTTGCATAACTTTTGCAGGATCATACTGTGTTGAATCCATGTAATCAACTACACGCCTAAAACGTTCATATTCCATTGTAGTAAATGCATCTTTACGTTCATCATCTAAGTTGTCTTTTATAAACTGTAAATGACTGTGCATATACTTCATATATTCCTGAGGCAAAATATTAATATCGTATTGTAATGGTTCTTTTAGATAAGGTGTATCAAAACTTAAACGATTCCACCGAAATGTTTCAACATCATTATACTTTCGGCGCCATTCTAATATTTTTTCAAGTAATGTTTGAAAAGTTGTAACACTGAAAATATTAAATGTAATCATTATAGTTACAGGTGCATTTGTATTACGCATAAAATAATCTAAATTACGCTCAAATACATCAATATCTAATCCGTTACGTATGTACTCAGCACGTTTACCCCAAGTGTCAATACTTGTAAACAGTTTGAATCTACGAATTTTATTTTGACTAAGCAAACTATTTACTGCATCGGTAAATTTTTCTAATTGCTTTGGTTTGCCTCCTAAATTACTGTTAACATTCAATTCTAAATGAGGCTTTGGATCCTGCTCCAACAAATCAAAAAGTTTATATGTGCTCTTTTGTATTGTTGGTTCTCCACCTGTGATGCGTAAAATAGTTAAGTCGTTGCTTAAATCAGGCCACCATTTCCA